TCTTCTATGTGAGAAGTCCTCATCATTGATGATGGTGACTGACCATGGTTCGATGGTTCTATCTCCAGCAACCTTCAGAGTGCGACCTCTGAAGGGAACTTCGATAGGAGTAACATTTGAACCAGGAAGTGCTGCAGTTTTGCAGAGAAATCTGAAGTTTTCAGAATCAAATGAACCACTACCACCGTCACCTTGGACTCCAAGGTTAACAGCAGTGGGGAAAGTAACGTCCACCTCGAATAGATTAGGACGTGCGCCACCCCCGATTAGTTTTGACTTAAAAGCTGAGATTCCGCGAGTTGGAATTTGTGCCATTGTTAGTTTCCTCCTTTAGTAATTTATGATCTAAATCAAACTCTACCTGCTACTTCTTCAAAGCTAATACCAGTTCTGGTAGCAACGAAGGTGAGGGTGACGTAGTTGATAGACTTAGCAGGCTTCAGGAAGATGTCTGCTCTGAACTCGTTATTATCAATAACATCAGGAGTGTTATTCGTTTCGTCGCAAACAACCAAGAATCCGTAGATTCCACGCTTTGCTTGAATATCACGGAGATATGGTTCAACGATATTAACGAAGTTTGCTCTGGTGATTTGGTCGTTCAATTCAAACAGTTGTGCTTCTGCTGCTCTTTCGAGTGCTTGCTCAACCGTGAGGAACAGGCGACGGACGTTAATGCGGTCAAATGCGGAAGCAAATGACAGTGCAGTCTTATCACCGAAGAGAATAACGCCAGTGCCAGGTTGATTGAGAATAGAGTTAATTCTCAGTGGATAGAGTAAATCTCTTTGTGCTTTAGATGGGTTATATGCAAGTTTAATTGCATTATTGATAACACCTCTTTGCTGTCCTGCGGGTGAGAACCAAGGGAAAGCATTGATTGAAGTGCGAACCATCAGACCAGCAACATCACCATTGGTTGGGATGAAGCGGAATCTATCGTTAAAGCGGTCATAAGTGTACTTGTAACCAGAATCAAATACCGCGTAAGACGAAGACGACAGTGGTGAGAAGAACTCAATGATATTATTCGTCTGAGTTGTCGTATTTGTGATATTTACAACGTCTGCTCTATGTGGAGAAATGACTGCCATACAATCTTTTCTCTGATTCGCAATAGCAATCAGATGATTTGCTTTTGCTTGAGACTCGAACTTAGTGCTAAGTCCAGGACCCATAATCAGATAATCTACTGCTTCTTCATCCTTATTATCAAACAACTCATATGAAGTCTTAAGATTTCCAAGAGTTGCGGTCATTCCGTTCAGTGCGGAATAATCAACTCCACCCTTAAAGGTGTAAGAAACGTTACCCAAAGCACTGAATGTAACTCCCTGTGCCTTTTGGTTCCAGAGACCTGCTGCCTCAGTGATTGCAGTATAGCCACTAGAGAAACCAGTTGCTAACGGAGTTGTGTTGTTGAAGGTATCGTTACCAGCAGAAGGGTTGTCTCCAACATAAACATTCTCGGAATAAACCGCGAGATAGTTCTTCCACCAGTTCTTGGTTGGTGCATCAACGTCCGATATAGAGTCGCTTGCCTTAGAAAGGTTAATGTGTTTCTCAAGCAAGTTACCTTGAATACCAGTTACTGAACCAGTATCATCGACAACTACAACGTGCAGAGCATCGTTCTTAGCATTTCTAGCATTTGCAAATCCAGTGGTTACTGGTTTTGGTGCAATAGACTTCCAATAGATGATGCTATTGGTAAGACCTAAAGTTTGCTCTCCGTACCAATCTTTCTTAGAAGCAACAGTGGTTACTGAACCGTTACCAGTGCTGATACCAGAGTTGTTAATGAATCCAATGGTATCTGATGCTTGGAATTCTGCGTTAGCATTTCCTTCAGAATAAGTTATTGGATACTCAACATCCAAATCGGTAGTTGCGGTAGAGACTCTAGAAAGAATCTTAACGTCGAAGGTGCTATTTCCAGTCGTGGATGCAGTTCCAACACCAGTGATAATACCCTTGATAAATCCAGTGAATCCAGAAGTTCCACCAACACCAGGGATAACTGCGTTAGTCAGTGCAGTAGTAACAGCAACACCGATCGTTGCGCCAGCAGCACCAGGGTTCGTGGTGGTAATACCGATACGTTGGTCTGCAGCACCGTCAATGACACAAACCTTCAGTTCGTTTGCCCAAGAACCAGGGTTCTTTGCAGCAAAGACGTAGTTGGGTTCTGTATCTGAATAGTTTGCTTCGTAGTCATCAAAGTTTTTAATTTTGATGGTAGTGGATGCCATACCAACGCCAGCATTTGCGTTGTTAAGGGTGGTTCCGTCTGCTCTTACAACCTTAAGAACACCACCATATGAAAGGAATGAGGATGCACTCATCCAGTACTCATACTGGGCATCAGTTGAAAGTGGTTTTCCAAAGACGTTAATCAGATCTTGTTCTGTGGAAATATCAATAGGTTCTTCAACTGGACCAAGTGCAAAGGGACCCGCAATTGCTCCAATATTATCTAATACATTATCAGCTCTTCCGACAGTTAAATCAA